AGGGAGTCGCCCGGCCCCAGACATTTGGCCGAAAGCTCTCGTCATTCCTTCGAGCTTCTGTGCGTCTCCGGCTGCAATGTCAGTAATCATGGAAAGGATCGGAACAACCTCCTCGCCAGCCACGCCAAAGTTCAGCATCATCTTGGCTGACTCTGACAGTTCCCGCATTCCGAAAACCGTTTTCATGTCGAGGGCTCTCATTGCCTCGATCATAGCTTTCGACTTCTCCGCGGATCCCAAAAGAACCTCGAAGGCGATCGCTGTTTGTTCCGCTCCGGCCGCCAGGCTCATCATGCCGCCTGCCGCTGCTCCAACGCCGAGCCCCGCAAGCGTTGACCCCATGCCACCAAGATTTAGCCTGACACTTTTTAGCTTGCTGATCAGCCCGCCTGCCGCCGTGGTAGTTCGATCAAGTGCACGGCCAGCCATTCCCGCCTTTGTCTGGACCTGCGAAAGCCCATCAGCAGAAAAGATAACCTGTGCTTCTTGAACCGTAATCGCCATCAGCCTGGCCTCTTTTCAAAAATATCTTCCGGGCACCACGCCCCGGCTGCAACCAGCACTTGATACATCGTCATACGTCCGATTTCCTCGAACGTCCAGCCGTACTTTTCGGCGAGATTGCGGAACACCGTAGCCCACGGAATCGTCCGTCTGGTTACTGGCCCGACGCCGCCGTTTCCGTCAGGCCATTTGAGTTTCCCACTTCTGTTTTTTCTTCTATCTTGTGGATCGCTTCTACGATGCCGTTGATGTCGCCAAACCAGTCGATGAAGTTGGCCCCAAGTTGAATGCCGTCTTCGATTGGCAAATCCTGCGGAAACTCTGCAGAATGATTGCGCCCCATTGCCCGCCATATCGACCACGACAGGCCCCGCATCGACCTATCAAAGCGATCCTCATCGAGCATCGTAGCAATCAGCGGACGCGCAATCGTGTCGGCCGCAATCTTCATTGCCATCTGCTGAACGTTGCGATCTTTAATCAACTCAATGCCAGCGTATGGATTGCCAACGCGAGCAAGAATTGCTTCCTCTTTTTTTGCGTAGTCAGCGAGCGACCGGATTTCAAGCCGATACGTTCTGCCGTCTTTGCTGAGTTCTGCGGTACGTCTACCGCAAAGATTGAACAGCCCATCCGCCACTGGTTACTCCTGATTAAGACCCGAGAGTGAAGGCTCCTGCCCCTGTCGGAATGCCTTGGAAATCGAATGCGAAATCACATGCGACTGGTTCGCCCGAGTCCGCATCGAATGTAATGTCGCCGACATCGGTAACAATGATTGTGCCCGTGATCGTGTCGCTTGATGCTGTGCCGTGACACACCACGCTGTATTCAGTACCCATGACCATTGCCATCGTGGCCCCAGCATGAATGAACAGCGTGGCCGATCCTGACCAGTCTTTGACGCCAACAGTCGTTTTTCTGCCCCCGGAGGTTGAGTTGCTGGCGTACCGGCCTTTGGCCGCTGTACCTTTGACCGTCCATTTTGCGGTATGGTCAACGGCTGTTCCGGAGATTTTAAATGTCATCGTATTGCCAGTCAGCGGAGTTCCTGCTGCCATTTTCTTGTGTCCTTATTGAGTCAAATGAGAAAGCAAAAACGCAGCTCAGAAATTACTTCGCAGTTTCGCTGGCATTGATTTGAATTTTCAGATTCGTCGTGGATGTTGCGATGCCTAGCAACGTCACGAAGTCACCAGAGGCCAAATCTGCATAAGGAGCAATCCCGCCAGCGGTCGTTGATACAACGACGCAATCTCCAGCTGCAAACGCTGCATTGAATGTCAGATTCCCGCTTGTGGCATACTTCAATGGCTGGCCGCTCGCCGCACCATGCAGAGCGATTCCGGCTGCAACGCTCGATGCGGAGGCATCAGCGTCACATGCCTTTAGCTTGCTGCTGTCGCTTGTGTCGATGTAAACGGCCATTCCGGCCGTGATCGAACCTCCAGCAATGCCCTCGGAGATAGCTGTGTTCGCAGTCTTTACGACGCTGGCAGCGGTTACTGAATAATCAGCCATTATCAAACTCCATTGTGTTGAATTTCAAAACTGACTGTACTGTCCCAAATTCCAGTCGACTCATCCTGTTCAGATGAAATACCACTGGAACGGCAAAACGAAATGACTGACTCCGAACCTGTAAATGTTCCACTATCCCAAAGCGTCTCGCATCGCTGAGCAACTGATTTGCCTCTGTCGTAATCAATTGACAACACCGACACTTTCACCTGACTCTTCCAACCTCGCCCGCTGTTCGTTCTCCAGTGCGGTTCTGTCGCAACCTGCAGGACAACACAGTCGTCAAAATGCCCGTCCTGATCTTTGTCGGCGTCTTTCGTTTCGTTCGTCTGAATGATCTCTGTTCCGACTCGCTCGGCAGGAATCATGGACACGAGGCCCGCTGTCCCCTTCCACCTCTCGACTAGGCATTGATCAAGACCAGTGCTCACTTAACGACCGCTTTCTTCTTGCCGCCTTTGTTGGCCTGCTTCAGTTCTGTTCCAATGACTTTTCCAAACGCCTCTTTGTTGTCTTCAATCGCTGGTTTCAAAAATGGCCTGCCTTTGCCGTCGTTTCGAAACTCCCACATTGCCATATAAGGAGCAATCTTCTTGTCGACATACACCCGGCTTTCCAGCTTCTTGCCTTTCAGCCTCAATTGAGCTTTGATTGACGATCTACCTTTGCCTGTCCTCATTTTTGGTGGCTCGCCAGGCCTGCTTGCCCCCGGATCCGCATTTGATGTCCTGACACGAGCGCCACTGATGTCTGCTGTTCCCGTCAAATCAAGTTGTGTCCTCGCTCGCTGCTCCGCTCTTAACGCTCGTTTCTGATCTCTCGCCTCAATCTTCCGTTCACGCTCTCGAAGCCTTGCAGCCTTCTTTCGAGCCTTGAAAAACCGCGTTGTGTTCTTCGATGCCGCCCTGAGTGTTTTCTTCGCAAATCGCTTTGCCTTGCGTGTTTGCCCTGGTAATTTCTTCAGTCGTCTCCGGGCCTCTCTCAGCCTTCTCTTGCCAATTCGCTTTAATGCCTTCGACGCTTTCTTTGCTTGTCGATTTGCTTTCTTTGCTCGTCTCGTGACGGCCTTGGAAAGCGAATTGGATTTGAGAAACCTCGCCGCCTGTTTCTTGCCCTTCTTTACCCTCTTACTGACTATCTTGATTCTCTTTGCGACGTTTTTCTTCGCAGCCTTCACCCGCTTGCGGCCTGCCTTGGAAGTTGCTGACAGCAGCTTCCCGGCTCGGTATCGAAGCGTTTTAGGTTTGCGTTTGGCCATCTTGTTTCGCCGTAGTTGTTCGCGTTCCTGGCCGCCTCACGTATCGCCTGCTGACTGACTGCTGAGAAATGGCCTTCAACTTCAACGCCGCTGCTTCCAGTGCGTCTGCTGTTTCCTTCTGCAGTTCTCGCATCATTTGAACAGTGCGATCAATTCGCTTGATGTTCATACGTCCGACCTTGAACAAATCAGATACGGCAGTTCATCGCGATTAAATCCCTTTTCAAGCCGCTCCACTCGGAATGATCTGCCGTTTGAATCCGTCAACGTCACATCCGTGTCAAGTTCTGGTACTTCCTCAACAAGGCAATACCACTCGCCCTGCATTATTCGCCTTCTATTGTCAATTTCAGTCTCTGCCGATGATTGAAACCACTGGCAGCGATACGACGTCGATACCTCTGTAGGAATTGAGGCATCAGCTCCGCTCGCCCGCTTATACTTTGGCCGCCTGACAGCCTTGATTGTGTCCGTCAACTGAAGGTGGCAATGTGAACGCTGCAAAGCAGTCTCTGCCGGATCCGTGTAAAGAACTCGCCATGTGCTGGTGATGTTGCCCCGTTTAACTCGGAACAAATCACCCGGCGTTGTGGCGGTTCCTTTTTGAACTGTCCACACAAACGCACGCCGAACGGTTTGCAGGTCTGGCTGCTCGATCAGGCGAACTGTTCTATTCAGCCCCGAGCTTTGGCCGTATGGCGTCCACAATGCCTGCTCTCCGAGTTCATCGGTGTTCAGGATCGCACACGCATCGACGGCCATTTGCTCGCGGAGGTTCACTATTCACCTTTCTCGGCAAACTTCTTGCGAGGTGGAGCATTTACGTCCGTCAAATAGCCCTTCTGAACCATTGATAGAACACTCTTGCCCAAACTCACTCGAATAGCGTCTGCCGTGTCCAGCTTGATAGTAACTGGCGAATCGCCAACCTCGATGTTGCCGGATTCGTCGATTTCTTTTCCGTCCTTGTCGACCTTGTTCTTGAAGGCCCGAAACGCGAACGTTGTTCCCGTTGCGAGTGGACCTTTTTTGACCGTGATCGACTTTGGTAATTCTTTGACTGCCATTCCATGAACTCCACTTCCGCCGCCACAAAATGCCCTGCGAGCATGGCGGATGCTCACAGAGCCGGAACCGGCCGTCGCCGGTTCCGTTGCTCAAATTTCACCGCCATTAGGTGAACGTGTAGAGAACAGCGTTCCACCACGCACCGTAACCGATGTTGTATCGAGCATATGTGCCAAACTGCATCGTTTTTGTGTTCATGTCATCCATGCCAGCCGTGGTTGATGACAGAGGCTCACGAGCTTGAAAAATGAACGGCTTCAAGGGCACATCGACGCGGAACAGATACCACTTTGCCGCGCTGGTCAAATGTGTTGAGCAACACACTGTCGGCCGGTCCAAAACGATGTTGCTTTCGCCATTGCCCTTCAACGACTGATTGAAAGCAGTCTTGGCGACTGTTTCGAATTCAGGCGGAACCAAAGCCACGAACTGCATTCCGGAATCCATGCCAGTAATGACATCCTCGTGAAGCGGCTCGCCATTGTCGTCAACAAATGACAGCATGGCGGCTCTCATCGTTTCGTAGCTTGCGAGAAACTCAGCCACGGTAGGCTGTGTTGCCGTTGCAGCCGCTCCGGTAAGATCATTGTCCTGAGATCCTGAAGACCCCCAGCTGTGATCTGTATCGAAGAAATACTGCCCATCGAAACACGTTGTTGATTCGCCGTTGACAATGGCCGTCATCAGCAGCTTATCAGGATGGCGGGCGGCTCTCTGTGCCAATGATGTCAAAGCACCGTCGTACAGGCTCAGCCTGTCGTCTGCGATGTCCTTCTTTTCAATCTCCAGAGAGACTTCCCATTCCTTGTTTGCAAGCGTGTAGGTTGCCCCACGCAACTTGCTGTATTGACGATCGCCCAGGTACTCGCGAACACTCGGCATTGCTCCGAGAATTCCGTAAGACTCATCGGCCCCATCGCTCGGCGCGATTGTTGAGATAGTCGGATACCATGTTTTTACCGCTGATGATTCACGGTTGAACTTCGCAGTCAACGATCGTGATGCGGCCACTGCTTTTGCTGTGTCCAGAGCCATTGTTATTTCCTTTCAGGATGATTCACAAAAACGGTTTCCGCATCGGAAACACAAAATCAGAGAATGCGATTTTCCAACGCGAGAACACGCTGCTGCAGATTCTGAATCACGTACAGCGTCGTGATCGCTTCTTGAGCAGAAGCGAATCCGTAAGATT